GGACGCGCTCGAGCGGGGCGTGGTCGGTGTAGCGCTGGCCCCTGTAGGTGTAGGTGATGATCGCCATGGGGATCCCCCACGCGGCATCGTAGCGCTCGCCGATGGCGGACTCCTCCCAGGTCAGATCCGAGACGTCCACCGCGAACGCGGCGTCGATCGGCCAGATGCGGAGGATCCGCCCGTTGTGGTGCTGGATGCGAAACCCAGCGGAGTCGAAGGTCTGCGGCTCGTCGGTCATGTCGTGCTCCCTGTGTGGGCGTCATCGCCCGGCACCGACAGGGTAGCGCAGCGCTCTACCGGCTGCAACTAAAACTAACGCTTGCAGGGCATCGCCTGACCTGTTAGGCTCGCTGACAGGAGGTGCGACGATGCACAACGACAACAAGTTTGGCGCCCTGTTGGGTGCTCTCATGGAGCGCGAGGCGCTCAGCCAGTCCGAGATCGCGCGGCGCGTCGGAATCACGCCGGCAGCGGTCGGCGGCTGGGTCCATGGCCGAACCTCTCCCGACCCCGGGCGCATGGTCTTGCTGATGGGCGTCCTGGTCCCGCTGATTGACGGTCAGGAGCGGCTCGACCTCTGGCGCTGCTGGCCTCGCCGGGTCGCCGTCGCTCGCGTCTTCAGGGTATTTAACCTCGACTTCAAGTTCGTAAACCCGGCGCTTTCCGGCGTCGGTATGGTTGACGCCGACGATCTGACAGTAACAGTTGACGGCGAAGAAGGTGTCGTCGCCCGTCGCGTCCGTCTGATCGATCTTGAGGCGGAACTCCAACGGCGTCCCGTTGCGGCGCAGCGCGTAGGGATCCCACGCGCTGGCGTCGCTGATGAGCCCCTCCTCAATGATGATCGTCCCCGTGACAGGGCCAGCGCCCGCCAGGCGGTTGCGTTGCGCGCCGAGGCCGCGTTGCTCCTCGGGCTCCATGTTGCCGTTGAAGCTGGCGGAGATGATCTGGAAGTTGCCGGAGGGCGAGCCAACCGATCCGCCGCCAAACACGTCGTCGTTGCTCAAGTCCACAAACTCAACCGTCGTCGCGCCACGGTTGGCCACGAAGGGCTTGTCGACGTAGTAGGTGACGGCCTTGCTGGCGGGCTGGTTGGCGGCGGCGTTGGTGCTTGCCTTGTATGTGTTGGACGCCGTGGACGCCTCGGTGGCCAGCCCGTTGACGAGGTTGAGCCGGACGCGCTCACCGTCTGCGATGCTCAGCTCCCACCCGCAACGCGCTCCCCGCGCCTCGAGGTAGTTGACACTCGTCCCGTCTGCGGTGAACTCCATCGCCTCAAACGAAATGCTTTCGTGCGCCGTGCTTTGGAGGACGTAGAGCGACACTTCGTGAGCGGCGCTGGAGAAGTCTTGCCGCTTGTAGCCGCAAGCCCTCAACCACACATCGGGGTGCGGGGTGTCGCTTGCTGTTGTGAACTGATCGGGCATCGCCATCTCAGTCGAGCCGCTCCAGGTGATGCGCGTTGGCCCCTCCACCGAGCGCACACCGTGACGCTCCGGCGCAAGCGGAAGGCGCTGGAGGTTGTCGCTGGCATACTGCCACTCCAACTCCTCAAAGAACACAGCGTCGGCGTCAATGAGCGCGATCTTGGTGCCGCTTGTGGATTCGGCCTTTGCGAGAACTTTCCCGATCGCCGGGATGATGAGCTTGCTTTCAGACATTAAAGCCCCCTGGCGTCAAGGACGCGCATTGTTACGGTGAAGCGTGATGTGTAGGCGTAGCGCGCCGGGTCCCTCCTGTCGTAGGCGACGGGATCGGAGCCGAGCGGCGTGATGTTGTAGGCGCTTGAGCTGGTGGACGCGCACAGGTAGCGGCGCAGACAGTAGCTCGAGATCTGCTCCAAGAGCCCCGCCGTCTGCCACCCAGCATCCTCGGGCGTCGGCGCGGGATCGGAGCCGCTGGCGGCCAGGACGTAGCCTTTGACGCCGCACACGATCGTCAGCTCAAAGTCTTGATCCTCCACCGCCAGCGCAGCCGTCCGTCTTGGCTCGCCGACTTTGCGTGCGGCCAGAAGAACATACTGCGTGGCTTGTGGTGGGATCCTGTCGCCCTGGGAGACGTAGACGTTGCGCCCGTTGAGCGTCGCGCCGTCCTGGCGTGCGTCGGGTAGGTAGTCCGTCACACCCTCACCGCTCACGATCGTGCGGACGGTGTTGAAGTTGTCGCGGATCACCGTCTTGGCCGTCTTGAGGAGCGTGTAGTGGCCTTGGTTGACAACGATGCTCATCGTGCGCCGCCCTCCCTCAAGCGATCCATGAGGAGGCCGAGGAGCGCACGCTCAACGGCGCGCTCGTCCGGCTCAGGGAGCGTGTTGTATTTGGCATAGTCCACAAGGCTCCGCACCTCCACCGTGTTGCCGACGACGGCGGCCTGGTGGAAGGCGTCCGACGTGGAGGTGAGCGAGTTGCGCAACGGCCCACCGTGGCGGCCGTAGCGATCGGTGTACGGCTTGCCCTCATAGAAGGGGATCTCGGCGCGCTGGCGCTGGAACTCCGCCGTCACCGCCTCATCAATGACGCGAACAACCTCCTCGTCCACGTCAAAGGGGAGCTTGGAGAGGGCGCGTGCAAACACCTCTTGTCCCTTGATGCTCAAAACTCAAACCCTCCCTCGTCCACGCCGAGGAGGTTGGAGCGCCCATCAAACTGGCGGCGTGCCCTCTTGGCGGTGAGCGTCGTGGAGAGTCCGAGATCCGCAAAGCGCGTCCGAGGCGCGGAGACGCTCGAGGTGTCGGTGACTCGGCCGAGCGCACGCGCCGGATCTGTCATCAGTAGCTCGAGCTGAGCCGACAAGTCCTCCAGGAGCGCTCGTGTGTCGGCGTCAATCGTCGTCGGGTGGTGACTCGCTCGGAGGATCGGCGGGATGCAAGCGGCCACGACAAGGCGTTGAGCGTTGATGTACTCAATGCTCGTCGCGTCGCTGGCGATGTCTGCGCTCGTCCCTGAGCCGAAAGCCCCATCAATGAGGCCATTGACACGCGCCGCCTCCGCGTTGATGAGCGTGGTGGCGCGCACAGTGGTGAGGAGGATGCCCGTCCCGCTGTCAATGATGATCTGCGGGAGGCTTGCAAGGATCCTGTCGGCGTCAACGCCGAATGTCTGGACTGTGGCCATTGGCCTCCTCCTCGGTGTAGGGGGCTCCTCGGCGCTGTCGTGGGGGGGAGCGCCGAGGAGCTGGGAGACGTGAGTGTTGTCACGTCAAAGCGGATCAGGAGGCGAAGACGCCGCCGCTCGTGCCGCTCGTCACTGGACGCATGAAGAAGCCCAGATCGGAGGCGATGCCAGCGGCAGATCCACGCGGGCTGTAGATGGTGTAGCCGCAACGGCCCCAGAACTCCTGCACCTTCTTCCGCTCGTCGAGGAACTGCGCGACGTTGGGATCCTGGGAGCAGGCGTAGACGAGGCACCCGTCAGGAGCGTCGTTGGTGTCCTGGGAGCGCAAGTCAAAGGACGCGCCACGGGTGTCAAAGAGGCCGAAGAAGAGCACGGCGCTCGAGTTGGCCTGGTTGAACGTCTCGACGATGGAGGCCGAGGCACCCAGCGCGGCGGAGTTGGTGAGGTTGTCAAAGACGTACGTCTTGCAACCGTGGAGCGACGAGAAGCGGTTGATGAAGTCGGCGCGGGGGAGGCCGGACGCAACCGCCGAGCCAGTACCGCCACCCGTGTAGGAGGGGTGGGTGGCCAGGACGGAGGCAACCTTGCCGCTCATGTAGCAACGCAGCTCGAGGCCCGCGAAGTTGCTGTAGGGGCGCAAGAGCACGAGGTTGTTCTCGATGTCCTTGACGGGGTTTTGGTTGGCGTAATCGTCCGTGTCGCTCAACGACTTGCCGGAGCTGCCGACGGTGAAGCTCTGCTGGGTGAACAGGTTGGTGTTCACCATCGCGGCCGCAATGTCGGCGTCATGCGCCTGATACACCTTGCTGAGCTGGATCGGCACGATGTTGTTCTCCAGATCCGCAAAGCGATGCTCCATCGTCTGCCCGTTCTTGAGGGGGCGGACAATGCTGTAGGTGGAGCGGATGCGGACGGTGAAGCTCACCGAGGACTCATCCAGCGTCGTGGGCGCAGGCGGATCAATGCCGGGGCTCCAGTCGCGGAGGTTGGTGGACGACTGGAGAGCGTTGCTCAGGCTCGCCAGATCATAGTCCGTCTTGTTGGAGCGGCCAGTGAAGCGATCCAGGCACAGCGCCTTGGGCATCGTGGAGATCGCAAAGGAGCCCAGGCTGGACTGGACAAAGGATTTGCTGACGCGGTTGATGTCCACGTCAGTCACGGCGTATGGGATAGTCATGTCACTTCTCCTTGTCGTGTGACGTTATCAGAGCGCCAGAGTCATCTTGTTGGCGTAGAGGTAGACGCGGCCACGCTGGCCACTGGCGATAGCCGGGGACACACCGTCCACGGGCTCGGGGGCGTAGAAGCCCAGGATGTTGTGGCCAGTGGTGTCGGCCAAGATCGCCTTGCCGCTGGCGTCGGTGGTGATCTCGTCGCCGAGGTTGGCGGCTTCGGCGAAGTCCACGAGGGTGTAACCCGCGACGGCCACGAGAACCTCACCGTCGTCGGCGGCGGCGGCGGTGGCAACGCCGAGGCACTTCTCGCCAGCGGCATCGGCCATGTCGACTTTGTAGCTGTCGCCGCTCTCGACGGTGACAAAGCGGTACGCGGTGATAGCTTCGCCAGCGCTGGCGAGGATCGTGTCAGTCTTGCTCATGGTGTTGTCCTCCTCAGACGTTGCGAGCCATAGCGGCGCGCTTGAGCTGTTTGTAGATGTCGTATGCCTTGATCTGATCGCCCTCGGCCATCTCAATGGCTTTGGCCTCGATCTCGTCGTCAGTCATGGCAACGGCCTCGGCCTCAACCGGAGCGGCCACTTCGCCGAGGCGGACGGCCCACGGGTTAGAGGGCGCAGGCTCGGACGCCTTGACGACGGGAGCAACCTCAGCGGGGGTGGCGTCGGCCAGGATCGCGCCAACGCGGTCCTTGTCGTCACGCCACACGTTGAAGATGAGCGCGGCCAGGCCGGGCGTCCAAGTGAGCGCCGAGGGCTGCACCTGCTCAAAGACGGCCTTGTCTCGCTGGGAGCGCAGCTCCTCGAGCTCCTCGCGCATGGCGACGACGGCGGCGTCCTCTTCGGCCTCGGCCATCTCAGGCTCGTCGGCGTCCTCCTCGGGGATCTCAGCCAACGCTTTCTCCATGAGCTCCTTGAGCTCCGCCAACTCGGTGAGCGCCATCGCCATCTTGTCGACTTTGGCCTCGAGGATGTCCAAACGATCCTTGGGCTCCTCGTCCTTGGCGACGTGCTCGGGCATCTCTGCCTTGTCGTAATGCTCGGGCATGTCGCCCTCCTTTGTTTCCGCCCCCAGGACGTGTGAGTCACCGGGGGACAGGTTCTTTTGATGAGGCGCGGCCACAAGCGACGCCTCCCGCAACGCGAAACTAAATTTACGCCCTCGATCATCCTCAATGGGACCGAAGGCGGGAGACAGGTACTTAATGCGCCCTTGCTTGATCTTGTCCTCGGCCTCGGGATCGGCGAAGGCGACGGCGGCGATCAAGCTCTCTTTGCCGTCAATGGTGTGGCGCTGTAGTTTGAGGATGTCGCCGTGGCGCTCACCGTCTCGATCATGCTCGCGGAGGAGCGGCGCGGTGTAGTCGCCCTTGAGGAGCTGGCGATACTCGGAGACGCGCTCGTCGAGCCAGTCGCCGTCCACCTCAAACTCTTTGCCGCCGTAGACAAAGCCGGGAGCTTGCGCCAGGAGCACCCAGCGGACGAGACGCCCACCGGGATCCTTGGGCTTTGGCGGGAGGCCGGGGAGTGTGAGGACAAGTCCTGATCTCATTTGCTGGCCTCCAATCGGCGGATCTGTTGCGCGGCCCACTTGGCAACCTCGGTGCCTCGACGAGCTCCCCACAGTCCGAGGGCTTGCTTGGCCTTTGGGACGTGGCCTTGCTCGTCTCGAGCGGGTTGAGCGTCGGCGGTGGAGGCCGAGCGGTTGACGAAGTCGCGGATCCTCTTGAGCGTGTCAATGCTGAGCGGACGGTTGGCGGCCAGGTCCCGCGCTCTGGCAAGGCCCACCGGGGTCCCGGCGCGCTTGCTCGGAGGGGCGGCGGCGCGTTGCTCGAGCGCCCACTTGGCGGCGCGGCGCATTGCTGGCGTCGGCCTCACCGTGTCCTCGGCTTGGCGCGTGGACTGCGGGTGAGACTTCGGCAAGAGATCCAAGTCCGTCGTATATGCTTTCTTGCGCTGGCCAGTCTTGAGGAGCTTGAGGAAGGCGTTGACGCGGCCCATGCTCCACTGGTTGCGCGTCATCCCCGGACGGTGGCTCGTGGAGAATGCGCCAGCTCCGCGACGGTAGACGGCCTTGAGCGTCCCAATGTCAACGCGGCGCTTGTTGCCTTTGAGCGCCTCCACCTTGTTGCGGAGCGCCTTCTCGGTGGCCGCGTCGATCTTGATCCCGCCTCTCGTCGTGGAGGCCGAGCCTCGGGGGTTGCGCCTCGAGCCCTTGATCCTGTCGCGCTTTGGCGCTGGCGTCTGTGCCTTTGTCCGCTTGTCGCTGAGCTGAGCCAACTGTGCCACCCGCTTGTAAGGGTAAACGCCCTTGATGAGCCAGTGCAGATAGGTGCCCTTGGAGCGCGCCGCCAGCATGTAGCGAAGCTCACGCGCTGCACCCTTGTAGTCGTAGACTCCGCCGTTGTTGAAGATCACGCGCAGATCTCCATCGACTGCGCCGACGCGATCGACGTTGGAGCTTGAGACTGGAGTGAGCGGAGCCATAACACCTCAAAGTGACCACAGAGTCGGTTTATAATTAGGACGGCGCGGGGCGATCGTCAAGTGAGCGTGCTACGCCTCCTCGTCCACCACGCCTTGCGCCAAGTCATTCTCCTTGAGGAGCTGGGCCTCAATTTGCGGCGTCGGCGTGATGAGCCCGGCGTTCTTGAGCGTGGCCAGCGTCGCGGCGCGCTTGTTGTTGTCCTTCTCCTCGACGACGGCGTGTGCCACGTTGGGACAGAACAACAAGCCCATTTTGGCGTCCATCGGGAAGTTGAGGATCAAGAAGCGGCGGAGGAGGCGCTCAGCGGCGCGTGCTGGCATGTCTGCAAGCGCATCGTAACTGTCCCGCGCCTCACCGCTGGCGTCCGAGCGTGCGGCGTAGCTCCCCGTCCCTTGGAGGCTCATGAGTTGGTGGACGTTGCCCAGCGCGTGTCCGATCTGCCGATCCAGGTGATCGATCTGTGGGCCGAGATCGGGGATCGCGTCGGAGGGGCGCACGATCTCCAGCTTGTGAGCACCAGGAGGGAAGACGATGTGTGCGACGTGCTCCGCCGTCCGCTCGTTGAGCTGCGTCTCAATTCTGTCAATGGCGTCCTCGGTGAGCGGGCGTTGAGCGTCCTGGGTGACGACGGCCACACCCAGCGCGTTAACCTCGGTTGCGAGAGCTTGGAGCTGCAACGCTTTCTGTTTCATCCTGATGAGCTGAGCACAAGCGCGCAAGATGGAGCGCCCCTCGAGATCGCCCTTGGAGGCCGGGAGGTGAGCGACGTGGATCAGCTTCTCCCAGGGGATCACCTTGTAACCCGCGCCCGCGTCGCCGTAGGTGTCGATCTGATCGTAAGTCTCCTGCACGATCGCAACCATGCCAGAGTCGGGGTTGCCTCGGAACACCCACTCGTCCACCGTCCACGGCATGAGCGCGTAAGGCAGCTCGGGGACGAGGTAGTTGCGCTCCACGCCGTTTGTCTCAAAGCGCTCAACGACGGCGGTAAGCTCACCGAGGTAGAAGCCACTGATGAGGCTGAACTGGAGCACGTCGGCGATCCAGTCGCTCCACACGCGATCCGCGCCGCACGCCGTCCACCTTGCCCAGATCCTCGAGGCGAAGTTGTACTGACGATCCAACGCGGCCTCGGCGGCGGCGTTGCCTTTGAGGTAGGTTGGCAGTGATGGCCGCTCAATGCGCCACGGCGCGGCGGCGATGGCTGAGACGGCTTGCTGGACGGCGGAGCGGACGAGGGGCTCGGTTGTGCTGAGCCGCCAATACTCGCCCACGTCCCCGCTCCGGCCTCGAGCGCGGGTTGGCTTAAACGTCGCCGTCGGCTCCAACTCCTCGCGGCCAGTGTGAAACGGAATGCCGTTGCGCGTCGCCCTGTGGAGCCAGTCCGAGGGCTTGACGACGAGCGACGTCCCCCGATACTGCGCCACCTCGGAGCCGTCCTCGGCCAGTGTGACAGGGATTGTCTTTGTGCTCACCATTCAACCGTCCTCCTACTCCGACGACGATCTGACGCCGTTTGTACTCTCACCCGCTGGCCTATGCTCCCGATCGTCATCCCCAGCGCGCCAGCGGCGGCGTCCACTAAGTCGTCGTGAGCTCCGTGTGGAAATGTCACGGCTTGGCCTACCAGAGCCTCGGCGTGTGGTCCAGCCTTGAGCCACACCTTGCCTTGCTCACCTCGAGCCGCCAGCGGGGCGGCGCGTGTCGCCTTGTCCCTCGAGGGCTTGATGGATCGCAGTCCCGAGGCCACCATTGAGGGCTCCTGGACGAGCTCAGCAAACGCCACCTCAAACCCCGCGATCGTCTCAACTCCGACAATAGTGTCGGGCTCGGATCCCGCCGTGTCAACGATTCGTCGCTTGACTTCCGGCCATGAGGCTTTGCCTTGCCAGACACCATCAATGACGACGGTGGCGTCCGAGGTGACTGTCACCCGCGCCGTTGCGGTGTAGTCGGCGCTCGTCTTGGTGGACACTGCCAAGTCCCAGAAGCGGTAACGCTTGCCAGAGGACGGCGGCGGGAGGGCGTCGGTGCGGATCGGGAGCCAGTTGCGCTTGAAGAGGCCACCGGACAAGTCCACAAAGCGCCCCTCCAACTCTTGCTCGGCCAGCTCCGTCGTGTAGCGGCCGCCGACGAAGTCGTAGAAGTCGGACGGGAGGGCGGCGTTGTCCCTCGTGCTGGCGTGGTGGACGCCCACCTGGGCGTCCTGAGCGAGATCGTGGAGCCAGTTAAAGCCCTTGGGTGTGGTGGTGCACCACAGTCGGCCAGGAGCTAGACGGAGGCGGCCCACGAGGATCTCAAACGCCTCGGCGCTCTTGATCATGGCGGCCTCGTCAATCCAGATCGCGCCGAGGTTTGGCCCACGCAAACGATCCGGCTCAGTCGCCGTCCGCCAGAGGATCTCCGTCCCGTTGACAAGCTCCGTCACCAGCTCGGCGCGCTTGTGGCTTTGGACGAGGGGGCGCGCCGCCTCCATAAAGGCTGGAAGGGTGGCATCCTTGAGGACGCGATAGGTGGGAGCGACAACCATGACGCGAGTGCCAGCGGGTTGGCGGATCACCTCAATGGCCCCGGCCCACGTCTTGCCTGAGCCAATGCCGCCGACGAAGAGGCGGACGCGGGAGTCGTCGCACAAGAAGGCGCGCTGGACGGCGTGAGGGTTGGCAATGAGGCGCGCCATCAGTCCTCACCCTTGACGAGATCCACGACGATCTCCTCCTTCTTGTTGCCCTCGGGTTGGCGCTGAGCCCACGTCTCCGGCCAGCGGCGCTCGAGGAGCCATGCCCAGCGTTGCCAGCCTTTCGCCTCGTCTGAGTTGGGATTGCCGATCCGCTTGACGAGCGTCCTTTGTGCCTCGGCCTCGGCTTTTTTAATACCCGCGCACAATGCGTCATAAGGCTTCCGCCCCTCTTCGCCTCGGCGCATCCATCGGCGGAGCGTCGCCGGATCAACCCCGGCCAGGCGCGCCGCCTCGTGGTACGGTAGACAGTCCCTCACGGCCTCAAAGATGATCTTTTGAGCCGCTGGCGTGCATTTTGTCGGGCGTCCGGCCATGCTTACCTCCTCCTGTAAAATGCCCACTGGCCTTGTCTTGTGCAACCTTGCGCCTCCAGCGCCATCGGCGGCTCATTTTTGGCCACAGCCATCAGCTCCAAAGGAAACAGCCCACAACCACATCAAAGCCCACGCAAGGCGGTGAGCGTCGGCTCTCGTAAAATTGCCATCAACCCAATCCCCATTGTTGTCGCAAACGCCCCAACAATGGAGCTTGTGTGGCTCCTCGGGTTCTTGCTCTTCCTGGTGAGTATAGAATGGACCCCACAACCCACGCTCCCAAAGATGCGACTTGAGATATGGGAGCCCATCAGGCTCCACACCCCTCAGCCTCAAGAAGGTGAGGATGGAGGGCATACACGCTCTCCACCAATACTCAGGGCGTCTGATGGGCTTCCCCTCGTTGTAAGACTTCAGATCTTGCCAATACCTCATATGAGCGTCGTGGATAATGCTCGCGCAGTCATTGCCCAGGTTGTAACGCTCTCTCTCACTCAGCTCTTTGATGCTCACGTTGAGCCTCCGTTTGTTTGTCTCGCGCAACCTTGCGCCTCCAGCGCCATCGGCGGCGGAGGATGGCGAGGTGTCCCGCGACGATGCAATAGACGCCAAACCCGGTGAAGGCGGAAAGCACCAGCACGCTCCCCGCAAAGTCCACCGCTTGAGCCCTCCACGACTTCGGACGCTCAACCATGACTCACCTCCAAAATGTCCTTGATCTCTTTGAGCCGTCGGAGCATGGCCATGCTGAGCATCACAGCACAACGCGCCTCCTCGAGCTGCTCTGGCGTCTGCGCCGTCCTGGCCCATTGCTTGTCAATGGTGTTGAGGCGGCGGCGGGTTGCGGCCACCTCCGCGCCGAAGTGGAGGAGGATCTCGTCTCGTGTTGGTGTGCTCATGGCGCGGCCTCCGCGCTCTCGGCCTCGGCTTTGTCGGCGGCGTCGCTGAGCACCCTCGCAAGCTGTCGAGCCTGCGCAGGCGTCATGTTGGCGCAGGCGTGGACGCCGACGAGGCCAGATCCGTCGTGGTAGCGCCACACCTGCGCGGAGGCGTAGCCACCTCCCGCGATCCCCGCTTGCCTCCAAGTCCCATAGTCCCAGCCCTTGTCAGTCCCGACGCTGAAAGCGCCGTGCTCGTCTGTCCACTTGCTCATGTCATCCCTCCAACTCCGGCAAACCGGGTTTGTGAGCCGATCCATGTGGCGCGTGCGCGTCCACTCCGGCCTTGTCTGTTCTTCAACACAATCACCTCCGCCTCACTCGGATCCGCCTCGGCGTCGTAGTACGCCTCTCGGTAGAGGCCAAACACGGCGTCGGCGTCCTGCTCAATGTCGCCGCTCTCTTTGAGATCGCTGAGGATCGGCCGCTTGTCCGTCCGCGCCTCACACGAGCGGTTGAGCTGAGACAGGAGGAGGACTGGGCAGTGGTGTTGTTTTGCTATGGCCTTGCACGCCCAGCTCCCAGCGCCAACCCGCTCCGCTCGGTTGGCCGTCCCGGTGTCGGGTGAGCTGAGCCGTTGGAGGTAGTCCACGGCGACGAGCGACGGCGCGCCGTGCTTCTTGGAGAAGGCGCGAACGCGAGCCTTGAGCTCCGCTGGCGTCACGTCGGCGGCGTCGTCAATGTGGAGCGGGAGCTTGGCGATCTTGCCGACGGCGGCGGCCATCTGCTCCCAGTGGCGCGGGAGCATGTTCCACGACTCACGGATCAACCCCGCGTCAATGCGCGCCGTCAAAGCCAGCGCACGCTCCGTCAAGTCCTCGGCGCTCATCTCGAGGGAGGCGACGTAGACGGGGCCACGGGTTGCGGCGTGGAGGCAGAGCTGCAGCATGAGCGCAGTCTTGCCCATCCCGGGACGCGCCGCCAGGACGTAGAGGCGGGAGGCCGCCAACGCGCCGATCATGGCGTCCAAGTCCTCGAGGCCAGTGGGCAACCCCTCGGGAGCGGCGTTTGTGGCGCGCTTGTTGATCTGCTCAACCACGTCACCGAGGACGGACATAATGGCGCGCTCACTTCGGCGCGGCGGCGTCGCCTTGTCCAGCGCAGTCGTCAAGCGCTCTCCGAGCGTCGCGGGATCTGCTCCCGGCTGGACGCACCCCTCGGCGAGCGCCAGCGCGCTCATGTGGAGCTCACGGAGGCGCGCCTTTGTCTTGATCACTCCGGCGTGGTGAGCGGCGTGCGTCGGCATTGCTCCCGCCAACCCGCTCCATCCCATGAGCTCACGGAGCCACTCGGGGCGCGTTGCGCCGTCGGCCTCCATGCGTTGCCAGAGCGTCACCTCGTCAATAGGGATGTCCTCGGCGCGGAGCGCCACCATTGAGCGCCACGCTCGGCGGTGGAGGTGGACATTAAAGTCAGTGTCCTTGAGGCCGTCGGCTACCAACAAGTCCACTTGATCGGGATCGGCGAGCAATGCGCCGAGGAGCGCGCCCTCGGCCTCGGGGGCGGCAATGCGGTGTAAGTCAGTCATTCTTTGAGGTTTCCTTGAGAATTGCGCTCATCGCCTCATAGGCGGCGCGGGATACTTTGAGGCGCGCCTTGCGCTCCTCGGGTGTTTCGGTAAAGGGCGGCGGGACGTCGGGTGTCTGCAAGTCGGGACGGCGCAAGTCTGGCGCGGAGGTGGCGGTAGCAGGGCGCAGCGCGGCCAACACTTGCGCCTTTGACCAGGCCGTCGGCGTCGGCTTGCCGATGGTGCCTTTGAGGCGGTGGAAGAAGAGGCTCCGAGGCGCGTTGACTGTCCCGGCCGTCCTGGCGTTGGCCACCTCTCCGAGACAAGCGGAGATGTGAGCCTCTGTCACCTTCGGACGCCAGCGGCGCAGCTCCTCGAGCGACGGGAGCGGCCCATGCCCCACAACCTTATCCCACACCTCCGCCCACTCTCCGAGGCGCTCTCGTGCTTCGGAGATCGTCGTCGGAGTAGGTTGTCTCTTATTTGTCTCTTTGGGGGGTCTCTCGGTGGTAGACCCCCTCCCATCAAGAGACCCCTGGTTCCTCGATGGTAGGGTCTCTCGGTGGTAGGGTCTCTCGGTGGTAGGGTTGAAGGTGTAAACGGACGGCCTCCCAGGACGGAGCTGGCGCTTGAGCCATCGCCCGTCAAGGCGCTTGAGGATGCGCCGGACGCTCTTGGCATTCATCCGACAACCCAGAGCGATCGCGTCCACACTCGGCGCGGCGTGCGGGAGGTAGGTGGTGAGGACGAGGAGGACGGCCACCTCTCCCCCGTTGAGGGTGGCGTCGTCGCGGATGGCGCGTTGGAGCTCAAAGGTATTCACGATCACCTCACCCGTTAAACATGCCAGCCAGGAGGGACAACTGGACGCCAGAGGCGCGCTTCGGCTTCGGCGTCGGCTTTGGACGGTTGTCCACCACGTCTGCCTCAACGGCGTCCCAGGGGACCACGGCAAACACTTTGCCGTCCTGGCGGTTGTGTCGGAAGTAGACGGACGAGCCGGGATCTCGGAGGGTGGCGCCGCTCCGCGCCTTGTCCCACGCTCGGCGGCGCGCTGGGTTGATGCGTGCGGCGGCGTCTCGGACGGCGTAGATCACCTTCGCCGTGGAGGCCAGCCCCATCGTGAGCAGTTTGCTCCGATCCTTGGAGACGTAGGCTTGGAGCATCCACGACGGCGCAATCACACACGCCTCGGCGTCTCTCAGCGCCTCGAGGCGCTTGTGGTACTCACAAGGGTGGCGACGATCCACGCTCGTCATTCGGACGGTGAAGGTTTGCCAGGGCTTGTCCGTCGGCTGGACACGCGCCGACATGCCTCGGAGCTGGGTGAGCCTTGAGCCTCCCTCCACGCGACTCGTGCGGAGGACGTAGTCGATCCCAGCGACACCATCAAGCGCGTCGGCCAACGCGCCGGGGTCGCCCTCCACTTGGAGCACCTCTTGGAGCCCAGGCACCAGGCGGAGGAGCTCGGGGCTCACAAGTCGATCAAATGCCTCGGCGCTCTGCGCCGCTCGTCGTCGGTAGCTCATCGCTCCCCCTTGACGCTGGCCAGTCGTCCCAGCGCAATGTCCACGTATTCAGCGCTCTGATCACATCCCGCAAAACTGCGCCCCTCGAGGTGAGCGGCCACGGCGCTCGTCCCCGAGCCGAGGAAGGGATCCACCACGAGCGCGCCCTCGTCACTCCCGAGGCGCACGAGACGCCTAAACAGCGCCATCGGCTTCTGCGTCGGGTGGACGGCCTTGTCCTCGAGGTGGTTGGACTGAGGAGCCGTCACGCGCTGGACGTCAAAGCGCTCCTCTCCCCACTCCTCGGGAAAGCGCAACGACCCGCCGCAATGCCAGAAGGGCTCATAGCTTGACAGGAAGGTGTTAACGCCACTGCGCCGCTTGCCGAGGTTTGGACGGTGCCAGATCGCTTGACACCTCGGAGCGTACCCATGCTCCTCCAAGAGGGCGCGGAGGCGGTGACTGACTCGCGCATCACAAAACACAAAGCTCACGGCGTCGTCGGCCAGCTTCGGCCTCATCGCCTCCAACCACGTCCCCATCCAGCGCCAGTAGTCCTCCGCCTCCTCCCAGGAGTCCCAGTCGTTGTCCGTGACGTTGTACGGCGGATCGGTGAGGAGCAGGTTGACGGACTTGTCCTCGAGGGCGCGGATCCACTCCACGGCGTCTCGTTGCTCAACGCTCACGCCAGTCGGCGGAGGCGCGGCGGCGGAGGCCACCTCGGCGCGTGCGGCCTTGCGCTTTGCAGTGGCCAGCGCCTTCTTCCACTTGACGCCATCGGAGACGGCGGAGGCCACCTCGGCGCGTGTCGCCTCGTCCTCACCCGCCAGCTTGGCGGCGGCGGAGACGGGGAGCTGGCCAGCGTCCACGAGCGGCGCAAGCTCTGGCGCATCGTTGAGGACTTTCTTGGCGCTGGCCACGCTCCGCGCCGAGGTGTTGAGCGCGGCGGCGGCCTCCTCGTCCGCTCTATGGACTCTTACTTCTGTGCAAATTTGCGCAGATGTTAAGTCGCTCCGTGCGCCTTGCCGCTCCCGAGCCGCCTCCTCAAACATGGGCAAGAGGCGAGCTCCGGCCATTGAGCGCTGAGACGTGTTGAGGTGTCGGCGCTCGAGGTTGAGTGAGAAGACGTAGCGCGCAACCTCGGCGTCGTCGGCGAAGCTCACCCACTCCACGACGGAGTCACACTCGAGGCCAGCGGCGGCGGCGGCGCGTGTGCGGTTGCGCCCGTCCACGAGCCACATCGTCTCACGATCTTGATCGATCCAGATCTTGATCCGCTCCCTCAACCCATGAGCCTTGACGTCCGCCAGGAGGGACGCGGCGGCGTCGTCCTCGAGCATGGGTAAAGCGTCGGCGGCCGGGTGGACGCTCACGGTGTAGCCAGCGGCCAGCGGCTCAAAGTAGGCGGCGGCCACTTGGAGAAGCTCAGTCATTCACCACCTCCTCGGCGGCCAGCTCCCGCGCCTCGATCTCTCGGATCCACTCAGCGGCGGCGGCGGCACCCTCACCCTTCGGATCGAGCAAAGCGCGCAACGGGACGCCCATCACGAGCGACACAAAGCGCGCCCTCACCGCTGGCCAGGCTTGGCGTCCTGCCAAGTAGTTGTAGATCGTCGTCTCCGTCGCTCCCAGCGCCTTCGCCAAGTCCGCAACCTTGAGGCCACGGAGCATCAACCACGCTTTGATCTGGCGTGCGTTCTTGTCGGTAAGATCTTCTCTCATCACTTGCGCCCTCCTCTGGCGCTCCCCAAAGCTAGACTCTATTTGCCCCCCTTGCAAGCACTTACTTTTAATTATTTGCAAAATGTTATTGACGGGTAGGGAGGGAGGGGTTATTGTATTTACACGACGCGGCAATGGAGCCGCCGACAAGGAAACCTCATCATGCAGAACCTCACACAAGACATGCTCACCGCCGTCAACCTTCTCGATCGTTGCATCACCGCCGTGACCCGCTACGGCCGCTTGCCGATCCCCGCTGTCGTCGCGCAGATCAACCGCCTCGTCCCCAGCTCCGAGCGCCCCTTCGTCGTGGCCGTCGAGACTCAAGGCGTGGGCGAGCTCATCGTCAACGCCGCTCACCTCAACCACATTGTCTACGTCACCACTGGCGAGACGTGGGCCGAGGACACGAGCGGCGTGCAACACCTCATCACCTACGACGTCGTCCCCGACGCCGTGGACTTGGCGCTGGACTACCTCAAAAGCCTCGGCCTCCACGAGGAAGAGGAGGACGGCCAGGAGCAGGACGCCGACTGGCCCTCTGAGGATTACGTTGAGATGCCAGCCACCGCTGAGGCCATGTTGGCCGACGCCGCCCCCGTGTTTGAGCTCGACGGGCTCCCCGGCCTCCACGTCCGCTCCCGCACTCCTGAGCACAAGCGCCAACCCGGCCAACACCTCTCAAGCTATCAGGTGATGGGCTCCGGACGCTCGAGGAGCTGCACATGCCCAGCGGCGCGCCACGGCCGCAAGTGCTGGCACCTCACCGCCGCCAACACCGCCGACGCTTGGGAGAAGGCGGCGCGGGACCTCTACGACGTGCTCAGCCGACGCGGGACGGCCTCTCCCGAGGTGAAGGCTCAGGCCATTATCAGGACGTGGGAGCAGATCCTTGAGGAGACGCCCCGGACGGTGCGCGGAGACAAGCTGGACGTGCCTCAAGCCATGAGCCGCTTCATCGGCTTCGCCTCAATGGCCGTCTCCAAGATCCACTACAACAAGCACGCCGCTCAACGTGAGTTTGTCCTTTGAGCCCCTCGAGGACAAGGGCTCAGCGCTGTCCCGACTGTGGGGCGGCGCTTGAGCGGTTGACTCCAGACGGCCCTCTCGTCGGCTCCGCGCTCGTTGCGTGCGTCGTCGGCGAAGGGGACGAGCAAGTTTTGACGCGACGCGGCAAGGTTTTGACAGGCCGCGTCATTCCACTCACACACGCGCCGAGGATGGCGCAAATAGGACGCAAGCTCCACGCTTGCAAGGAAACCTCATGAGCACTTACACACAAACCGTCCGCCGCCTCTGCGCCTCCCTCCAAGCCGCCTCCCGCACCATCGGGATGACTGACGACGTGCCCACCCAGCGCCGAGCGCTGGCGGAGCTGGCCACCTGGCTCCGCGTCCTCGGCTTCAAGGCGGACTACCGCCTCGACAGGATCCGCGTCTTCGGCCTCGATCTGTGGTTCTCGGATGATCTGTGGTTCTACAACGGAGCCGTCGGATCGCGCAACGTCGCCGTTGAGTTGGCCACCCTCGGGGAGCACCCGACGCGGCGCGGGGACGAGGACGAGCTCACTCAGTACATGTGGGAGGACGGGACGCGCTTGACGCGGGGTGAGCTCCGAGCGTGGGTCCGCTCCTGACAGTCACCAGTCACGCAAGCGGTGAGTCTGCGTCCCGCTTGCATTGTTTTACTACCATACGTCCAATATGGTTCGAGGTAACGAGAGGCGCAGACTTTGCCGAGGCCGAAGGCGGCCAGGAGGTTCGAGCCCTCCACTCGGCTTTGACGACGACGCCATTGGCGGGAAGAGGTTTCCGGCGGCGTTGGGTAGCGCCGTACTGCCAACGGCGTCGTCGTCGCCATTTGGCGGGTGAGGGTGGTGTGTGTGCGGCCATTGTCCTTGATGTCACGCTCAAGACAAGCCGACGCCACGCAAACCGACGCCAGCATTAACGAGGAGGCTATGGGACGCTCACGCTACACAGAGGCACAGATCGCGGCCGTCTTGGAGCTGCGCCGTGCTGGGCACAACGCGCAATACATCGGCCTCACGCTCAACATCCCGATCTCCACGGTTTACACCATGTGTCGGCGCGCTGGCTTTGGTGGCAACGGCCTCGGCCGCAAGCGCTCAACACACTACGATCACGACAAGATCGCTGGGCTCCGTCAACAAGGGCTGAGCACCCGCGCCATCGCCGAGCAGGTGGGATGCTCACACGCCACCGTCAACGCCGTCCTCCACTCGAGGGGGTTGGCCAAGATCAAAGCTCAAAGCGCCTCGGCCGGGGACTTTGCGCCGGAGCTGGTTGCGCGGGTTGTTCGGAGGTACGCCGAGGGTGCAAGCCTTGAGGATCTCGGCGTAGAAGAGACGCTCCGCTCAAAGACGATCCGGCGCATCCTCCGCGCCGCTGGCGTCCAGATCCGAGGCGGCGGAGGCGGAGATCGGCGCTTTGTGGGGCGTGCGACGATGCGGTGGAGGCTCGTGTGGAACGCCGACGACGACGAGCAATGGAGGCACTTTGAGACGGGGGAGACGGTCACGCTCACAGATCGCGGCCTTGAGGCTCGGGACAAACGCTTTATAGTCTTGGAGCCTGAGCTGGCGGGACACTTCGCCACACGAGACGAGGCCCTCGAGGCCGTGGAGGCGCGCAAGCCATGAGCGACGAGTCAACGTTCCGAGTGACGATCCCCGGCCCTCCTCAAGCGTGGCAACGTCCCCGCTTTGCTGGACGCTCCAAGCGCGTCTACAGCCCTCCCAAGCTTGAGCAGTGGTACGACGCGGCGGCGCTGGCGATCTGGCCTCTGTGGAGCATGTCCGCGCCTCTGAGCGGCCCACTGCGCGTTGAGGTGGACGTGGTGACGGCTCGGCCGAAGAGCTTACCCGCGTCGCTCAAGTCCCTCGGGTGGACGGCGGCGAAGTGGCGGGAGGCACCAGGCCGAGTGCATCGGCCGACGACGCCCGATCTGGACAACTACGTCAAGGCGGCGCTGGACGCCTTGCAAGGCGACACGGCGAAGAGGAGGCCGTGTGTCATCCACGACGACAAAGCGGTCGTGGAGCTGGCGGCGCGCAAGTGGTACGCCGCTCAAGACGAGGAGCCGTGTGTCGTCATTGAGGTGTGGGAGGTGGAGGTTTAGCCCCCCTTCCCTTCTCCTCTTGCTCTTAAATTATTTTAACAAAACATGTTGACTGTAGAGGTAGGTGCACCTATATTGGTTGTGGACGCGGCGCTGGGCCGCACAACACGGGAACCTCACATGAACATTAACATTGACTTTGCCCTCGGCCCCTTCGTCGCTCAGTGGGACAACCACAACGGCTTTGAGTCCGTCGCCGTCGTCAACTCCAAGGGCGACGTGATCGAGGGCTTTGAGGAGCACGAGGAGAACCACGCGGAGGAGCTCCTCGACTGGCTCAACGCCAAGCACGAGGGCGGACACCACCCGATCCCCTTCTGGTACAAAGAGCTTCTCCAGTGGCGCGCCCAGGACGCTCACAACGTCCCCGACAACTTTGACGACTACGACCAAGACGCGATCCCCTTCTGACACACCACACTGCGCGGCGCAGCTCGCCGCGCATACCACAGGAGACACCACGATGACCATTTTGATCGCAATCAAGCACGACGCTGATCTTTCCCACTTCCGCCCCGCTGCCGACGACTGCGCACCCTTTGAGTATGATTTGATGGTTGACGGCCTCGACGCCGAGATCGACGAGGTGATCGAGCCCGGGCGCAACGGGATCCCACAGGGTGCCGTCTTCCTCGACGGCGACGCGAGCGAGGAGGCGATTGAGGCGATCAAAGCCTTGCCTTGGGTTGACGGCGTCGCCGCCGACTGACACACACCACGGCGCGGAGCTCCGCGCCAAACTCGAGGAAACCTCAATGAAAGTGATCATGATTGCATACTACTCTTACAGCCCTGACGACTTGCTCGCCGAGCTGCCGGAGGCGTTTGACGCCAAGCTCGTAGACGAGACGCTACACGACGCGCTTGATCCCGACGACACCCAGCCTCGAGGCGGCGGGACGCTCATCTTTGAGGGCGAAGCCTCCGAGGAGCTCCTCCAAGAGATCGAGGGGATTTGGTGGGTGGCCGACGTCACCGCCCAATGGGACGAGGAGCTTATCCCGTGGACGCCGAGCGCCTAAGCCCTCACCCACTCAAGCGCCGCCAACCCCGACGGCGCAACAACCGCCAGCGTCACCGCCTTCGCCCCTCCCTCAAAGCCCATCTCGTGATGCCAGTCGTCGGCTCCCGCTGGGCTCGCCAAGCACACCACGTCAAAGCCTCCAATCACGTCCTGCCTCAAGCCCCGCTTGTGGAGGTGGCCGTGGAGCAGGATGGCGCGCCGAGGATCGGCACCAGGCGGACACTCACGCCCTGGGAGCGCGGCCAGTCGATCCCCTTTGAGCTTGTCGCCGTGGAAGAAGCAGAGCGGCACCTCACGCCACCTCGTCCACTTGCGCCGCCTCCGCTCGTCCGCGTCCACGCTCACACGCGCATTGCCGGAGAAGCTGGCCTCGAGGTAGAGGCCGACGGCGCGGCTTAGCAGCTCGTCATGGTTGCCGGGAGTCACCACCACTTCCACCGAGGGCGCCACCTCGGACAAGCGAGACACGAGCGCGGCCGTGAGCTCACACGCGCCTCGGAGCGCCATAGCTGTCGAGCCTTCGGACTGTGAGCCTTGAGGCGTCCCCTTTGTCGTCGTCTGGTTTTGGGTGTCAGAGTGCACGAGATCGCCCGTACAGGCGAGGATGACGTGTGACGGGCTCAGCGCCGCCACACGCGCCACGACGTCCGAGGCCAGCGCTCGGAGCCTTGCAAGCTGAATGTCCAAGCCAACGCTTGCTCCCGCCTCCCGCTTGCCGACGTGGAGATCACTCCAACCCACGACGACGGCGCAGTCCTCGGGCTCACCCGCTGGCGGCGGGAGCTGCGCCACCGTCGCCGAGCCACTGAGCGCGTCGCGGATCACCTCTCGGAGCCACTGGCGGGAGTTGGCGAGGCGCTCGATCTTGCGCCAGGAGGCCGCTTGAGCACGCGCCATCACCCGCTGCTCTTTGGCGCGGAGGACGTCGGCGACGAGCCCCTCTTCGTCCATCGCGTCCAGCTCCTCGTCCGTAAAGGGGGCGCGTGTCTTGGTGAGCTTGAGGAGGCGCTTGACGTCCACAAAGGTTTGACGATCGAGGCCGAAGTCTCGGCACACCTCGTCAATGTTGGCCTTGTCTCCGGCGTAGCGTCGCCAGATCTGGCGGAGGCGGGAGCCGTCCAAGACAAAGGGACGGCGGTGAGACGGGAGTGTGAGGACGTAGACGTCACGGCGTCCATCGTAGACGTAGCCGTCACGCTCCACCCAGCCCTCAGTGGGTGAGTGTGCCAGCGCCCGCGGCCGAGTCGGCGGCGGCGCGGGGAGCTCCTCGGGAGCACCAGGCGGAGGCGGTGGGCCGTCGCCGATCCAATACTGACGCCAGCCTTGCCGCGTCGGGTGAGGCCGGGAGGGGTAGCGCTCGGGATCGCGCTTTGTCCGCTTGTACGCGCTCTTAAAGCTGGCCAGTCCCCAAAACTCGGCGGCCTCCTGAGCGCCAACCCACGCCATCAGTCGCCCCGCTCAATGAGCCGATCCAGCTTCTCCTCAATCCTCTCAAGTCGTCCTCTCATCGGCGCAATCTCCCTGTCTACCTCGGCGCGCATACGCTCGAGGGCGGTGTCTACTGCGTCTCTCTTGGCGAGCTCCAAGTCGGGTGAGCTCACGAGGGAGACGGTTGATCCAACACCGCCTCCCGTCAACGCCGCAAACAATAACGCGACGACATATTTGGCGGGGATCGGAGGCTGGGAGGGCGGTATTGGCGCGGGGTTCTCTTCCATGACTAGACTCCTGTGAGGCGCTTGACGCCCTCTCGTCCGGTGATCCAAGCCAGGACGGCCAGGAGGGGTTGCAACGTCTCCTCGGTGACTTGTCCCGTGCTGCTCAAGTAGAGGAGGTAGGCCGCCAATGCGCCACCAACCACCACAAGAGCCACGCCGATCGCCGTCTCTTGTGGGCTTTGTTTGCCGTCTCCGTCCAAGTCGAGCGGCCCTCCTTTGGTGGGCTCGGCTTTGTCCTCGGCTTTGACTTCGGCCTTGTTGTCGTCCTGCTCAGCCATTGCTCTCCCCTCCTCCATCTCATTGATCGGCAACAGTGGCATTGCCGTTCTCGTCACACGCGATCCGCACAATCGTGCGGTTCTCGGCCACCACTTCTCGGCCGTCCTTGATCTCCCAACGGCCCAGCTCGTAGCTCCAAGTGAGCGTTTGGCCGCAAGCGTCCGAGCCAAACTCCGGCGTCGCAGCGGAGCGCGCCAAGTCGGCCCAGTCGATCCCGTCTCCCGGTGGCCTCTTTCCGGCGCACGCCGTCAAGACGAGCGCCAGGACGAGGAGCGCCACGATCATAAAGTCTCGTTTTACTTTGGTGTCCATATGTCCTCTCTCAAGTGGGAGCAACACCCACGGATCGCCTTGCGCTCAACGAGCACGCCGAGGACGGCCAAGAAGACGAGCGCCACAAGTCCGCTCCCGCAAGTCATGACTCACACTCCTCGTCTGGCTTGATGAGCTCCCAGTCGTCGGCGGTGGTGTCACAGTGTTTGATCAAGCAACCGAGCCGCGCCATCGCCGAGTATTGCCCATCGCCGAAGACGAGTTGATCAAGCGCGTCGGCGAAGCTCAGCCCCTCGCTCGGATCTGGGCACAAGGTTTGGCTCAGCTCACGGAGGAAGGCGCGCCGCTCCGCGTGTAACTTGGAGGCGCTTCTAAAGTGTTTAAAAGACCAGTAGCAGAGGCGGCGCGCCCCGAGTTGTATACAGATGTCCGCCGCTTGCCTCAATGCCTCAATGCCCGTCGGCCCCGTCGGATGATCTTGAGCGTAGATGGCACAGCCCATCTTGATCGCCGAGACGTGGCCGTCCTCGAGGAGGGGGCTCCACGTCGCCCATGTCCCGCGCTGGATCGGCCCAACGCGGAAGTACGGGTTGGCGCTCCAGTGATTCGGCCCCTGGTATTGGCTGTAGGCTTGAGGCGTCGCCACTTGGACGGCCGGGTGTCTGATGAGGCTGGCGTCTTGGAGGCGGAGCCCTTGCCTCGGCGGGATCGCCGTGACGCTCAAGTAGGTGAGCGAGTGCCCCTTCTGCGCCTCCTCGAGGCCGTTGCACAACCTGTCGGCCAGGACGGCCCCGGCCGGACCCCAGCCCGTCGAGTTGTAGCGCCCCTCCGCGTCAATGCAGACGTAGTCGGGGACGCGCATCCTCGGGACGCCGTCCGGGTTCTCGGTGCCGTAGATCTTGCTTACGTCCTTGACGAGCGCGTCAATGGCGTCGGCGGTGGCCGCTGGCCACACCATGATCCCAACCTCCTCCGCGCCAGCGCCCCTCAAGGCCGAGATCGCGTCTCGGAGGTGATCCACCTTCCACCGTGACAGGTAGAGCGGCTTGATCCCGACGTTGGTGACGATCACGGGAGACGTGATCCCACAGTCACGGACGATGAGGCTGGCCCAGGAGTCCAGCGCAGTCGCGCCGGGACCGGGTTGTGGGCCGTCAATCCATGCTCCGACTTGGATGGTGTCAGACAAGGGACGCCTCACTTGAGATCTCGGCTTTGATCTCGGCGACGGTGTTGGAGCTCGTCACGGGGACGCCGAGGGCTTGAGCCACTGGCACAACCTCACTCTTGCTTGACCAGTGATCCACGGCCAAACGCTCAAGCGCGTCAAGGCCGAGGGCTCGGAGCGTGTCCTCACTCGGAGCGTGGAGCGTGACTGTGACGTCTCCGATCTGCAAGGTGACTCTATAACCTCGTCCTGTTTTGTAGTGGCGGCGTGCGTCGTCGCCTTGAGCTGGAAGCATGGTGTCACCTTAGCTGATGTGGATGTACCAGAGATCGGAAATGTCGACTTCGTGCTGGGTGGCGTCCTGATAGGTGGCGACGATCTGGATATAGTCCTTTGTGGCATCCTGCGCCAGGTCGTCCCGCTCTACCACTTGGCCTCCCGCTTGATCGCTCGTCAGGACACGAGACAGCGCACGCGCCGCGCTTGAGTCCAACACTTGCCAGACGTAATCACCGACGACGCTGGACGTGAGCGATCCCGCCACGCCGCCCAGCTCCGTCGTCCCGCCAGAGTCCACAATCCGAGGCGCTCCCGCACTTCCGGCGCTGGCGACGACGCGTAGGACGTAAGTCCCCTGGAAGATGGACCACCCTGTAGCCCTCGGGACGTCCCCAGTCACGGCCGCGACGCGGTACATGAGAAGCATTGAGTTTGTGGTGGACGTCGGCGTAAAGCGAATGCGTGCGCCGCCAGAGACGGCACCGCTCGTCAACCGCACGCCGCCCCCGCTGGCGTCGCCGACAACGCCGCCCCCGCTCGTCGCGCTGTCGTCAAAGCCGCGCCCGTCGGCGGTTGTCCAGTCGTCGGAGCTTGTCCAGTAGGCGTCTCCGCTGGCGTTGCTGGCCACACTCCCGATGGTGAAGTTGGCGTCCAGCTCGGCGGGGATCAGGATCCCGCCACTGGCGTGACTTGTGAGGCGAGCCACAAACAAGTCCCCCGCCGTCAATTGGTAAATGTCGCCGTCGCTCGGTGAGGCGTCGGCGCGGAGCGCTGTCATGGCCGCGCCAAAATTGGCATACGGGCCTTTGACGCCCTCCTCGGCAACTGTGCCGAAGTCTAAAAGTCCCATGATCTCACCTCACCCTTGGAGAATGGCCAGCTTTGTCGTGGCCGTCTCGGCAATGCCGCGCACCTGGCCAGTAGGCACGGAGGTGTCAAACTCGAGCGCGTTGCCAGCGGTGAGCTTAAAGCCCGTCGTGGCGCTGGCGGTGTCGCCGTCGAAGGTGAGGTAGATGGTGTTTGAGCCGATGTTCTGGACGAGGAGGTATTTCCTCGTGCCAGCGGCCAACACTTCGCCGTCGGCGGTGGTGACGTCAACGACGCTTTGTGCCATCCCCAGCGCATTGGGGACGATGTGAG